TAACCTTTTTTGAATTTAAAATTAAACTCAGGCAATCCATTTCTAACAACACTTTTAACACCGCCTTGAAATTCCTCAACGGTTGCTTCTGGCGTGTTGTCGGTATACTCTACACATCCAACGAAAGGCGCAAATGTTTCATCAGCTACTTTTGATTGGATGTAAGTTTTGTTAAAACTTCCTGATGAAAGTAAAATACTCCATCCTTTTTTTACTGCTATAAATCCCGTTGGTCTACCCTCTTGAATTATACAGTCTGGCAATCCTAAACCTTTTCGGGTTGTAGAACAGTTTACATTATTTATTAATACTGCCATTTTATTTTATTTTTTTTGATTAATTGTATTTTATTGTTTGAATACATCCGTTAGGACTGTAAAAAGTTAATTCTAAATCTAAAACAATAGCGTTCCAAATATCTATTTGATTTGTTTTTGTTTTATCTGTTGAATCGTCGCGATAAGTAATTGAGTAATTCGGCACTCTTTCACTTTGTACTTTTGTATCGTCATAACGACTTATTCCGCTTACTGCTAATGCTCTTAATAAATTGTCTGCTATTGGTTGCAATATTACCTTAAAATCGTTTTGATATTGAAATGGGTTTAACTCATTGACGTTAAGTGAACGTGTAGCGATTACAATTCTTGCATTTCTTGTAACGCTTGGCTCTCTATCGTTGTTTGTGTCTTTTCCGTTTACCAACCAAATTAATGGGTATTTTGATTGACTTGATGGAAGTAGTAAGAATTTGTTTAAAACTTCATCTGTTCCCCAATTGTAATTCATTGGAAAATCTACCGAATTTGCATCGGTAATAGATGGTAAAACATTAACTATCCTTTCTAACTGTTCCTCAAAAACTATCATATACCAAAAGAGTTTTTAGTATCGTACAACGCTTTAAAGTTTTCCTCTGACCAATCTGCAAAATCCGCTTTTTTATCTATTAAATAGCGATATAACGAAACCTCAACTTCATCTTCATTGCAACCAAACCAATCAATAAATTCACCATCGTTATAAACGATTGGAGAAGTTAAGTAACTGCCTTGATATTGTTTAATAAAGTTTGCGTTTGCGTTTGCTATTTTATATGCAGGTGTGTGTAAATTTGCGCCTTGTGGATTTACTTTAGTGTCGCCAACTGCTGACAATCTACTATTAGTCTCGGTAATAAATAACTCAAATATTCTGTTTTGCAATAGTCCGTAATCGTAATCTAAACCATTCCAAACTTTACCATCGTATTCATCACCTTGAACTAATTTTTTATAAGAAGCGTATTCGGGTAGATTTATATTACTACCCGTTAACGCTAATTGAAGTGTGTTATAAGTTGCTAAACCTAATGCGTTAAGTAACACCGATTTTTCAGTTTTGGTAATAAGCAAAGTAAGCGCACTCTCATTATTTGGAGTTGCCATTGTTGCACTCGAGTTAGGTACTGCCGTAGCTAACGGAATGTTCAACTCATTCGCTTTTTTAAACTGTTCAATCGTTGTTATGTTTGGCATTGCTATTCTTCTTTTGGTTTAGTTTCTTTTTTACTTGTTTTTTCTTGCCATTGAATAGCTACATTCTTTTTAATTAATGAGCCAGCAAGTCCAGCATCTACATTGATTTTGCTTCCTTTTTTCTTAGTGCCGTAATCTTTTGTAAATTCGATAATCATTATACTACTGGCAAAGTTATATCTGTCAATGCTTGGTCAATATCGTCCACTAAAACAAACGCACCTACCTCGTTAGCTGACACATAAAGTCCAATTTCCTGCTCCGCTAATATTGTACGTAAGTTTTTAGTATAATCATTACCGTCTAAATTGATAGATACTTGAATGTTATCTCTATAAACGTAATTGGCTTTTGTAAAATCCCCTACTAACATTTCATCGATAGTAAACTCGTTACTTGACAAAACTCTTACACCTGCAACAATTCTGTTATCTAACGTTGAAAAAGGAGGTAATACATAGTGACCGTCTTCTGCTTTTTTCAAATCCATACTTGCAAATCTATCGTGAGACATAATTACATAGTTAGGATAGAAATCATCAGCAACTAATTGAATTTGCGCTACAATAACACGAATAAGGTCGTTTAAATTTGGAGTAGCAACTGTGTTAGCAAAAGTACCAGCACTAAAAGCTGTTGCCCATTCTTTAATCCCTTTAATATTTGGTGCGGTAGCGTTACCAGCTAACAATTGGCTTTGTTTTTTTAATTGTAACTTTCTCAATAAATTGTTTTTTACTGCCTGAACAATATAGTTAGGCTGTTTTAACATTTTTGTAGACACTTTAATGAAGTGAGTTACATTTTGCAAAACAAGTGTACGCTCTACATAATCAACGTCTGATTGTGATTTTGTTCCGCCTTCTGCTGTCATTCCAGCATCACCCTCACCAGCTACTTCATCAATATAAGTGATTTGGTCAGCATCTGTTGACATCGAGTTCATTAAACCCTCGGCAAATAAACGGTTATCATTTGTTGCGTAAAGTTCGCCAGTTGATTGTGTCATTGCAACCACATTACCGCCCGCTTGTGATGTAACGTTAGTTGTTAGCACTGGCCCAACTGCTTTAATTGTAAAATTTGCAATAGTCCCCGTTGATTTTTGGTTTTTAATTGCTTCGGATTTTTCAATAATTCCTTCTTCTAATGCTTTAAAAGAATCCTCTTTTGATTCTGCGCCTTTCGCTTCTTTCAACTCCAAAGCTAATTCATCTAACTGACCTTTTAAGGTATCAATTACTGATTGCTCAACTCCTTTAGGTAGTTCGTCAAATGATTTTTTTAACGCTTCAAAATCTTCTTTGCTTACTGTTTTATCGGTCAAGCCCTCGATAAACTCCGAGTGTAATTTCGCTTGTTCCGTTGCTTCCATCGCTTTGAAAGCATCTTCTGTAACTCCTTTAGTTACTAAAAATTGTTTAAATTTCATTGTTGTTTCTTTTTAAATTAATGCTGAATAATAACTTGTCTTTTGTTGAGTGTCCTTAGACGATTCATTATTAAGAGTGTCTTTCGACGTGTCTTCTTTTTTATTGTAGATTATTGGTGTTGCATCGTTAGAACCAAACAAAACCATACTACCCTCTTTTTCAATACTTGCTTCATCAATTGCCCAAAAATATTCTTCTTTCTCGGCTTCTTCACGGTTTGCAATTTGGTCAATTCTAGCATCCCAAACGGCTTTTTGTTTTTCAAAATCGGGATTTGTAGAGTTAATTGCTAATGCAATTTTGATGTAACGCATTCTAACTGAATTTTCAAAATCTACTTTGTCTTCAATTAGTTCTTTAATTTTACCTATTTTTATTTTTGATTTATCGATTTCAAATATTAACGCTTGTGTTTTTCCATCATAATCACGACCTAAATCTGACCAATTTAAAGTTTTAACCATTACGGTAACATCTTTTGGAAATGCAATGATACTGTCCAACGATAATTTATGTTCAAGAGCATAAAAGATTTTGTTTTGTTTTCCTTTAATTGACCTATCCCAAATCTTTGGAAAGTGAACATCACCGTGAGAATCGAAATAATTTGTTGTGTTGATTACTGGATAAAAGAAACCGTCTTTAACAAATGATAAAGATTTTTCTTCATTATCACTTTCTTTAAATACAGAAATAGACAAACCATCACTTTGTTTTATTGTGGCTTTTTTTACCTCAATAATGTTTTGCTCATTCTCAACCAACTCTTTAAATAGTTGGTCTTTCGTGGCAAATTCCTTATTTAATTCTTTACACTTTATCATTTTTTAACCTCTGAATTATTGGTTAATATTCGTTTTTTTTCTTCCAATGACTTACGTAAATTAGTCGGTAAATCTTTACTTTTCAATTTATCATCAATCTGCTTTATAGTTAATTCATCTTTCATAATCCAATCTTCATTTTAAATTCATTACTCATTTTAATTGCGTCATTTGCGGTAATTGTACCATTTTCAATCCCCAATTTAATTACTTCTTGCAACTCTTTAAATGATGTTAGTTTTTGGCTTAACACAGGTTGCATAAACGCTAAATGGTCATAACTTGCTATTAACTTTTCGCCTTTCTCAAACAAACCCCATTGTTGACTTAATGAGTTCATTGTGTTAGTTGCAGTTGTTTGAATTGAATTTTGTACCCAACTAATTAAACCTTGATTTTGATTCTCAAAAGTTGAATCTTTAGCAAAGTAATTCAGAATGTTTTTGTTCATTTCAAACGCTAATAAACATTTATTAGCATCGTCGGCAAACTGTTCATCCAAATACAAGCGCTTCATATCTGAAACTAAATGTTTGTTAGCCTTTGAAATGAATAA